AGTCTGACTAGTGTTTTTTAAAAAACAAAAAAATAAAAAGTTCGACCGAATTAGGTAGCGCATTGACAATTTCGCTAAGCTAGCAGAACGACAACAACGAGGATACGAGGCGAAGAAGTGAAGCGTAGCGGTTATGGTGAAATTCAATCAAAAGCGTATCGCCGAAAGGCGACGAACACCAAAAATGTTAATTTATTAATCATTAAATCTCAAAATCATGCCACTACCCGCTGCCGCTTTAATTAGTGCAGGCGCCACTGTCGCCGGCACTGCTGCTAATGCAATATCTCAAGGCAACTTAAACAAAAAAAATAGAGCTTTTGCAAAAGAGATGTACAATACTCAAAAGCAAGATAATCTTGATTTTTGGCAAATGCAAAATTCTTACAACTCTCCACAGGCTCAAATGGCTCGATTAGAAGAAGCTAATTTAAACCCGCATTTAGCCTACGGCAATGGTAGCGTAGCCAATACAGGGGGTTCGATCTCCTCCCCTCATTTCTCTACTCCTGATCAAAAAGCTCTTCAAATTGATATGCCTGCCGTTGTTATGAGTTACTATGACGTCAAACAACGTGCTCAAACTGTTAATAATACTAAGTTACAAGGCGATATCCTTGAGCTTGAAGCGCAAAAAAGAGCTTTAGAAAATGGAGCTCTCGCCGAATTACTAGGCTATAAAAAAGAGTATGAGAATAGTAGACGGAAAAATGAAAAATTAAAAACCTATGCCATGACCGCTGAACATTGGTTTAAAACAGGTCAAGGAACACCGTTCATTCCCATGATTGGCGATGGTTCATTCGGCAAAAATTCATTTTATGATCTTCAAGCAAAATCGATGAATTTATCTAATCAACTTCGTGGTGCTGAAATTAAGGCAAAGAAACAAGATTATGATATAAATACTTTGCGTAAAAATTACTATGACCGTATTTATTCGCCTGATGCTTCTGCTCTATCTTTCAAAGATTGGTTACAACTAATCTTTCAAGGCGTAGGCGCTTTTAAATAAACGCCCAACGAGCGTAGCGAGCTATTAACACTCTCTGCACTCTCGGGGGCACTCCCGAGCCTGCGGAGCAAAAAATGCTAATTAATTAAATACATAAATTAAATTCAATCAAATGGCTAGATTTAGCAAAAAACGTAGAGGCTTTAGAAGCCGTAAACGTAGCCGTAAAGGCTCAAAAAGAGGTTCTTCTTTCACTGTAGCTAGAGGAGGTATCAGGTTATGAGGTTTGATATTCATCATTGGCTTAATCATCGTTGGGCTTACCCTAATTTTCCGCCCGTTAAGCTTTTCAAGGGCTATATCAATTCAACCTACGCCCTTTTTCATCAAAGAGAACTAAATCGTTTAAATTTAACTGAAACAGAAAAATGAGTATTTTCACAACCAACACAATGAGCAGCTACCCAAGTAACTCATTTGATTTATCGCACAGCGTTAAAATGACCTGTAGAGGCGGTATTATCTACCCTATTTGTAATCTCGATGTATTGCCTGGCGATAAGATAAACATTTCTAATAAAATTCTTTGTCGCGTAATGCCTTTGCTTTCCCCTGTCATGCATGAGATGGATATAACTGTGACACATCATTTTGTACCGCTTAGGCTTTTATGGCCTACAGGCTATGAGCGTTTTTTCGCTGAGCCTATTCCAGATGACGAAACGCCGGTACACCCTTATTTTAGTAATATAGTTGCTCAAGTTGGTTCGCTTTCTGACCATCTTGGTCTCCCAACAGAAGTTTACCACGATGATACAGGTCTAGAAATTTACCAATACACTTCAATTGATAAGGTTAATGCGTTTTTTCACGCTGCTTATCAGAAGATTTATAATGATTGGTATCGTGACCAAAATTTAGTTAATGCCGGTTCTCCGTATCCTGATACGTTAGTAGATGGTTTAAACAATTTCGACAATTTTAAAGAACTTCGTAGACGAGCATGGCAGCATGACTATTTTACTGCCTGTCTGCCCTTCGCTCAAAAAGGCGAAGCTGTCGAAATACCTATTGCCGAATTTGATGACGTACCTGTTCTTTATAATAATACATCAGGTTCGTTCGCTGAATGGGAAACTACTGGCGGTTCTGAATTCCCTGCGACAATTACTGCTAAGGTAGCCGATGCAGAAGGTAATTTAGACGGAAATACCTTGTTCGCTCCCACTTCTCGTCTTTCTGATGCTGCTAGTGTTACCATCAACGCATTAAGATGGGCAAATAAATTACAGGAATTTTTAGAGCGCAACGCTCGAGGAGGTACACGCTATATCGAATTAGTTCGTTCACACTTTGGCGTTATTTCTTCTGATGCTCGTTTACAACGTTCTGAATTTTTAGGCTGGTCTCGAACGCCAATCGTAATATCTGAAGTATTAACGCAGGCTAATACTGTAGTAAGTGGCGTTGGTCCTGTCGGTGTAACCGGCGACATGTACGGTCATGGTATCGCTGTCGGTCGCACAAAAAATGCTTTCTACAAAGCGGAAGAGCATGGAATTTTCATGTCCCTATTATCAATTCGACCTAAAACTAATTACTCACAGGGAATTGCTCGTAAGTTTTCACGTTTTCAATCTATAGACTATCCCTGGCCAGAGTTTGCTCATCTTGGCGAGCAAGAGGTAAAAAACCGTGAAATTTTTTACACTACTGACGATAGTTTAAATGATGAGACTTTCGGCTATATGCAACGTTACGCAGAAGCTAAATACGAAAACGACCGTTACGCTGGACAAATGCGCACGACGCTTAATTATTGGCATATGGGACGCATCTTCGAGGGTCGTCCGGCCCTTAATCAAGCATTTATTGAGTGCCATCCAACACGACGTATTTTTAACGTAACTGCTGAACTTAACGATCAATTTGTGTTACATATTCAAAATCAAATTTCTGCAAGACGAATTTTGCCTAAATTTGGTATACCATCATTGTAATTGTAATGCGTTGTTATTTTCCATTTAAAAAGAAGGGGGAGGATCTCCTCCTTCCTTGTGGCAAATGCCCTTACTGTCTCAATCGTAGAGCTAATAATTGGATTTTTCGTCTCCAACAGGAGTTAAAACGTGCCGATAGTGCTGTTTTTGTTACACTAACGTATGAAAATCCTCCGCTTAGTTTTAATAATGTACTTCCGACTGTTTATAAACCTGATGTACAAAAATTCTTTAAACGATTGCGTAAAATACCACGAGATTATTCAAATCAACCTATTAAATATTATTTATGTGCTGAATATGGCTCAAAATCTTTTAGACCTCATTATCATGCTATCATTTTCAATAGTGACATTGAAAGCATTCAAGAGTGCTGGAAAGGGCAATTTATCCCCTCTAATGCAGTTTTACCTTTACGCCGTAGTTCTTGGCGTTTTGATAATAAGAATTTTAAGTGGATAAAAAAGGAGCAACCCTATCATATTAATTTAGATACCCCTATAATTCTAGGCTATTGTCATTTTGGCGATGTGAATGAGGCGACGATTTCATATACTACTAAATACATGAACAAAGGAAAGTTGATACCTTACTATTTAAATGATGATCGACACGCTGAATTTCAATTATTTAGTAAAGGCTTAGGTTCAAATTTCTCTGATGATATCGCTGTTCAGAGATTTTATTTGTCAGACCCAAGTAAAAATTATGTTACAATTAACGGCTTTAAAAAGCCTTTACCTCGATACTTTAAAGATAAATTATTTACCGATGAAGATAAGGAATTGCAACGCAAAATAGCTCAATATCAAGCTGTTACCACTTTTAATAGTCAATTTGATGAATACACTTCTTTAAACTTAGATATATCCTTTGAACAATGGAGATATGAAAAAAAGAAAGCTGCTTTAGCTGCTTTTGCTGAAAAATTAAAAAAAAGAAAAGATATTTGATTTATGTTAATGTCAATAAGAAGTTCAACCATTCAAGGAACGGAAACTTCCCACCTCCACCCAAGCATGACCGAACAAGGTCAGGTCCAGGATTTAGCCACTCTTATCGTATCACGAAACAGAGGTGTAAATCCTATTTTCTTTAACGGCCGTTATTCTCAGTACGATACCGCCGATATTCAAAAACTCGATTTCATTGAACTTCGAGAACTGCGTGACAATGTTCTTGAACAGCAAGAAATTTTAAAAGCTGACCATCATAAGCTCACTGTAGAGCTCGAAAAAAAGCGAAAAGAACTAATTTCTGATGAAATCAAAAAACAAGCCTCTCAAGTCACTAAAGAGGCTGAAACTAGCCATAATACTATAACTTGATATATTATGGCTAGTTGACACTAAAAACTTTTAAATAACACTTACAAACAAAGTCTGACTAGTGTTTTTTAAAAAACAAAAAAATAAAAAGTTCGACCGAATTAGGTAGCGCATTGACAATTTCGCTAAGCTAGCAGAACGACAACAACGAGGATACGAGGCGAAGAAGTGA